GCAGGCAAGAAGTTCAACGGCATTTTGTGGTCGCCCACGAGTTGGAACAAGCGTGATCATTTCCATCGTGATTCAATCTCCCCTGCTATCGCGGCATATGCTGCCAAATCTACAAATGAATCTTCGTGGTCAGGTGTCTCAATCAAGCGAGCTATTTTCACAAGACATAAACACAAAGCGACCTGTGAAGGTGTTATCTCAGTTTCAAGATACACGCTCCACAGGTCGGCGATGCGTTTGTGATTTACATACGGTGATCCATAGTTTTTTTGACGATCAGTATGCGTGAGGCGTTTTGCCTCATCTAAAATTTCCCCCCGATGCATTTTTTACTTGCTTCCTTTGCCAAATTCTGTTGACTTGGAATCAAATGCCTTCAATACAGGCCCGGCAACTGCTGCCAATCCTGCTGCAAGGTAATTCTTCAAAGGTTGATTTGGGTCTGCAAGATATAAAGCTGCAACGGCTGCTGCTGCTGCACGAAGATATGTCTTTGCAATTGCTTCAAGTTTTACTTTGTCAAACATCATTACTCCTTAAATGTAGGCTTGCCGAATCCAACGATGAACACGGGCAAGGATGCCTTTAGTTTCCCACGATTGTTCTTCTTATAGGCGCGAACCTTACGGCAAACTTGACCGCCATTTCTCTGATCGCCCTTTTTATCAGGTGCCGTGTTGCCCTCGATTGTCACGACAGTTCCATCATCTCGAACCTGCAAGACGATGCCAACATGAGAGATTCGGTCAATTCCATCACCTGGGAAATCAAAGAAAGCGATGTCACCTGGCAGGGGCGTGGCAACCTCGGCATCTTCCCACTTGCCCTTTGCTTGAAAAGCCTGCGCCCCTGACGGGGTAAATGTGCAGTTGGGGATTGATGTCACTTTTGCTTTTTTAGCGCAGAAGTTGACGAAGGCACCACACCACGGTTGGTTTGCCTTTTGATAGTGAGTTTGATTTTCGGCAGGGCCTTCAATGAAGCCTTCTTCGCCTCGTGCCACATCAAGAAACTTATTGAGTTGAGCTGACATTATTCTCCCCTATTTACTGTTTGAAAGAAGGATGCGATAAATCTCTTCAACCTGTCGCTCCAATCGTGCAACTGAATCCTTCATGCTTGAACCACCATTGGGCTTCAATTCATTCAGATAATGCTTGACAAGCCATCGAGTCACGGCAAGAAATGCTCCGCCGATTGTCAAAAGAGAAACTGTGAGTGCTGCCCAATCTTGAACTGTCATCTTATGGCTCCAAGTAGAGAACGGACACAGTGGTGGTGTTGTTGCCATTTGCCACGGCATAGATCACACTTTTGATGGGAACGAGAAAATCAAGGCTTGTGTCTTTCTGAAATTGCATACCTGTGCTTGAAGTGACATCGGCTCCGCCAAGATAGCAGGGGTGATCGTTGCTATTTGTCAGAAGGACTCGGCGGTTCTCACCGTAGGATTCAATAAGAATCTGAGCTGTTGAGGTGACGAGTAATTGTTTTGATGAAGCCATCATTGCTCCTTGATTGTTCGGGGAAGGGTTAAGCAGGCAGTTCTAATTCAACCCACGCTAGGGTTGGTTCATCCCAAGTATAAGGCTTGCCATCTGTTGGCATTGGAGTTGGAGCATTCCATACATAAGTTTCAGCATCTAATGTCCAAGATTCAAATGGCTTTGGCGCTGCGAAGCCTACGCCATCCCAAGTGTAACCAATGCCTGCATAGTTCTTATTTAGTGGTCGTCCTTCTGGGTGCTGGTTAGCGTGGGTGTTATAGGAAGTCTGTACCCATTCACCGCCAAGATTTGTTTCGCACCATTCTTTAGTGTCTGCAACAATTACGCGCTCAACAACGCCATCAACTACTTCTGCAAAATGTGCCATTTATTTATTTATCCTTTTTTTCTTCGCCATAAAGAATTGCTGTATTTACTAACTTGACTTCGCGCTTTGTCATAATGCCACCCTTTTCATCAAGTTGAGACTTAGCACCTGCTTCATCATCTGCAATGATGTGAACTAGCATTGTTACTTCATAAGAAAAGCACTGTGTTAGCTTTGTTTCTTTGATCTTGCTTACATTTGACATTTTTCCCCCTAGTTAAACTGCATATCGAACTATAACAACACCTGAACCGCCTGTTTTGCCACTACTGTTGTCTCCACCTGCACCACCACCTGTGTTTGCAGTTCCATTAGTTGCTTGTGGGCTTCCTGCTCCGCCTTCACCACCTGCACCACCGCCGCCTGAACCAGCGTTACCGCCTGTGTTGTTTGATGTCACACCATTCCAAGCAGAACCACCGCCACCGCCTGCATAAGAACCACTTGCACCTGTGCCAGTTACTGTTGCCCAAGTTGAATAAGCGTTGCTTCCAGCACCACCATCTCCACCGCGCGAATTAGCACCACCTGCACCGCCAGCAGCAGTTGCTCCGCCACCACCGCCTGAATAGTTGGAACCTTTAGCACCGCCATTATTGCCTTGTCCTGCTGTTCCTGTTCCTGCACTAGTAGAACCTGGGGCTGGTTGTCCACCACCAGAACCACCGTTGCCTGAGTTAGTACCACTACCAGCACCTAAACCGCCACCGACAGATGCAGTCAATGATCCAAACTGTGAATTGGAACCACTAGTGGCTGAACCACCACCTGCGCCAACAGTTACTGTATAACCAATTGCAGTCAATGATTGAGAAGTGTGAGCAAGTAATCCACCTGCGCCAGCACCGCCTGATACACCGCCAGAACTTCCACCACCACCTGCTACTACAAGAATGTCAGCAGTAAGTGATTGAGTTGGTGTGAATGTTCCTGAACTTCTGAATGCGTGATACCAATAAGTGCCGTCAAGATAAATATCTCCACCAGTTGCTTTTGCAGTTCCCCAACCAGTATAAAAAGTGCCCGAAGAATTAAATGTGTGAATTGTATTTCCACCTGATGTGCTAACTATTCCACCACTTGCTTTTTGTGTAGTGCCTGAATAGCGAGCTACAACAATTCCTGAACCGCCTGATGCACCAACCCTTGCTGTGCCAGAATTATCTCCAGAACCACCTGCACCACCACCTGTGTTTGCAGTTCCGTTTGTTCCTACTTCGTTTGCTAAACCAGCACCGCCGCCAGCAGTAGCAGTACCGCCTGCACCACCTACATTGTTTCTCTTTCCACCACCACCACCACCAGCATACGCGACAGAAGTTCCAGTAATGCTAACCGATACACCAGCGCCCCCTGTGCCACCTGATGTTGTAGAACCGTTGCCGCCAATTCCACCAGCACCACCGCCACCACCACCTGATTGAAAATCGGCGCTGCTGTTGTTTCCGTTACCATTACCACCTGCATAACCTTGATTAGTAGTACCAGCAGCACCTGTTTGTGAGTTGGCAATTTCTTGCCCACCACCACCGCCACCTGAACCGCCCGTTGCTGGAGTAGGTGAGTTAACACTTCCACCACGACCACCACCTGTTGATGTGATTGTGGAAAATACTGAGTTGCTTCCTGATGTTCCTGCCGTACCACCTGCGCCAACTGTGACTGTGTATGAAGTATCAAAATCCAAAGTTAAAGGTGACTCTAAAGAACCACCACCACCTGTTGCGCTAACAGTTGAACGAAGTCCACCGCCACCGCCACCGCCACCGCCTTCAGTAGTTGCATTTGAACTACCACCGCCACCTGCAATGACAAGGTAATCAACAACTAAACCACGGGGATAATTTTGAGAAGCAAAAATTCCAAGAATAGGCATCAGGCAATGTCTCCTATAACATACCAAGTGTCCGTTGCAACCTTGATGCAAGATGCCGCAGAAAACTGCGCTCTTAACTTAGGAGCTGTGGCAGTTGCTCCAGTTGATGAAATTGTAGTGGTGCCTGAAGTGACAGCCTTGATGGTTGTCTGACCTGCTCCGATTTGAATAACATTGATTACTGTGCCAATTGGAAAAGCAACATTGGCATTGGTAGGAATTTGAAAATCATTAGCAGAACCCACAGACATTGTGACGAGTTTTTGGTCTGCATCAGTTAAGACGACTGTATAAGTTGCAGTTTGTGCATTGAGAATTAAGGCTGAACCGGCACGATAATCATATGAAAGTGTCACGGTGCCTGATGTTCCGCCACCTGACAAACCTGTTCCGGCGGTTACGCCTTCAATGTCACCTGATGCCGGGGTTGCAAACTGAAAGAATATCGCTGCGCTTGCACTTGTAAAGCGAAGAACGCCACCTTGATTTTGAGCAAGAACAAGTGATCCTGAAGTTGTAACAGTTGCCGTTCCTGCCGTAATGGTGCAAGCACCTGCGCCAAGATTGATGATTGTAACGATGTCGCCTTCTGCAAACAAACCTGAATTCACGGTGATTGTTGTTGCACCTGCATTGCTCATTGTGATTGCATCACCTGCATCGGCTGCAACAAGCACATAAGAAGCAACCTTTGCACTCGCAGCTCCACCCAACATCGCAGTCTGTTGCAGCGATGTCATTTGTGCTGCGGTCAAAACTTGACCTGTTGTGAATGTCTGTTTTGCCATTGTTGCTCCTTAATCAGTAGGAAAGCACAGAGTTTGCGCCATCCAATATTCCTTGAGTGGTTGAATCTAAAATGAATGCCTGAATTATAGGCTCCGCCGTGAAAAATTTTGTTCCCCAGGTGTTGGTTGTAATGTCATGCTGAACTCCCTGTACGAATAGTTCAAGGGTGACACTTCCTGCCCCTGGAGTTGACTTAGTAATGTCAACCAAGTCAAAAATGTCTAGTTCCAACCCTGCCTGGATTCGAGCCGTCTCCGCATCATCTGCCAAATTCAGCCCAATGGAGTCAATGCGGAAAATAGCATCTTTGCGTGATTGAAGGATCATCGTTGCCTGGTCTAAAGACTCGGCATCGGTTTCAATGAGCAGTCCTTCACGCTTTCCTGAGTGGATGAAATAGGTCTCAATGCTGCTTGTATCCTGCACGGTTTGAGCGATGCCACCAACACGGTTGACGGTCACATCATTAAAGATAAGGGTGTCGTCATAGGCAAAGTCAATGGTTTGATATGAAATGCCTGTGCCATCATCTGCAAAATCTGTCGCCGTCTGATCTGCCTTTTGAGCTAAAGTATTTCGAGACAAGAATGTGGCATTGCCTTCAGGGTCAATATAGAACCCACCGAATTCGCTGTTTTCAATTGTCTGCAAGGCATTAAGCAGGTCACGCTCGGTGCTTGGGTCTGCCTGAACTGTGCTGTCGCCTGTATCAATCACACGCTGAGAAAGTGGGAAGGCAGGAACATCAAGCAGGTTATTCATGCGCTCACCTGTTGTCTGCCCTGCCGAAGTTCCTGCGACTGTTGAAATCGAAACATTGGAGAAAAGACGGAATGCATCCACGCATTGCAAGGTCACACTTGAGACTGATTCAACACCGACTTGAAAGTTTGTGTCATAGCTCGTGATATAGCCTGAATAAAGGTAATAGCGAGTTGAATTGTAATCTGCCCAAATGCGGATTTTGCGAAGAGGTAGAAGTTTGCCATAGTACGGAGATGAGGTATTTGTTGGCACCCAATCGCCGTTTGTATCCTCAAGGACAATCGTTGCAGTTCCTGCTTCAAACTTATTGAGGATTCTGTTTCTACCTCGGCGAATTGAAGCGCGAAGAGTGATGTCAGAAACATCAACAACATCTGATGGGGTATCTGCCAGGATGCCCACGCCAAGCGGCGTTGAAGCATCATCAAGGATAAGTGGATTGCCGAAGGCAGGGCCGTTGGCAAAATCAACTGCAACGCCAAGTGTAGGCATAGACATTAGATTGCCACCGCAGATTTCAGAATTGCTTGACCGTTATTTTGCCCTTGAAGCAATCCATTTCGAATCGATGCAACTAGGTCATTTTCAGATGTCACGCTTCCCTGAACAGTCACATTGACAGTTGTTCCTGCACCATATTGTGCTGCTGCTTGAGCTGCATACCGTGATCCTGAAAGTGCTGCACTAAATGATGCTCCACCTGCAAGTCCTGATTGAAGTGATGCTTGTGCCATTGGATCAGTAAATGCAATTGAATCAATGATTCTCTGTTGCGCCGCTGCTTGCGCTGCCGCTGCTGCCGCTTTTGCTGCTGCTGCTGCGGCCGCCTCTGCTGCTGCTATCTGTGCTGCTATGGATGCTGCTCCAATAGCGCCACTTTCTTCTAGTGCTAATGCACTTGGCGTTACCCCTGCGGCTGCTTTTGCTGCTGCATCGGCTGCTGCATCTGCTGCTGCCTTTGCTGCGGCTGCCGCTGCTTTTGCTGCTGCATCTGCTCCCGATTTTGCTGCTGCATCTGCTGCGGCTTTTGCTGCTGCATCTGCTGCGGCTTTTGCTGCCGCTGCTGCTGCCGCTTTTGCTGCTGCATCTCCTGCTGCTGCGGCTGCTGCATCTGCCGCTGCTTTTGCTGCTGCATCTGCGGCTGCTTTTGCTGCGGCATCTGTGGCTGCTTTTGATGCGGCATCACTTGTTACAAGTTTTGCTCCTGCTGCTGCAATGTAAGCATTAAGAGCTGCAAGTGCATCACGCCAAGATTTTGCTGCTTGGTTGCCAGGTGTTGGCCATAAATCGGATGGAGTTACGCCCTTTGAAATCTTGTCTGCATAGTCTTTGACTTCTTTGCTCGTCAGTTTCCATTTGTCCATCAAACCATTGATTTCGGTTTGATCTAGTTTGCCATCGTTGATGTATTTGAAAAAGTCAAGATACATCTCTGCTTGTTGCTTTGTAACTCCCCATTGCTTTGCAAGCAGATCAATTTCATCTTTTGAAAGTTTTGCATCATTGACTGCAAAAACGGCGGTTGTGTAAGCGACAACTGCTTCTTGGCTAATCCCCCACTTGGCAGCAAGAAGGATGATTTCTTCGGCTGAAATAGTCTGATCGGCAACAACTCCAAGCAAATCAACATATCGCTGAACTGCTTGGTTTGCCCTCATTTGCGCATTCATGTTTTCAATGATTGCTGCAAGTCGGCGTTGCTCTTCTAGGTTATTTTGCTTGAGAAGATTCAGGCGTGCTGCTTCAAGTTGAATTGGGTCTGTATCTGAAACATTTCTGATGCCAAATTTGTCAAGACCTGCTTTTTTAATTGCAGCACGAACTTCAGCGGCTTTCTTTTCAGCGGCGGTGAGAAGTTTTGTGTTGGTTGTTGTGGTGGTGACAATTTTGTTGTTCTTGATGTTGGCAGTTGCAACCTGCTGTGCAACTCTCGCAAGATCGCGCAAGTGTGAATTATATTGAACAGTAGATGCTGAACCCTTATCGGTTGCTTCTGTCATCTTGTTGATTGCAACATATGCCGCACCTGCTGCAACAACAAAAGTTCCGATGGCTGCTGCTGCTGCGATTGCCGAAGCACCGCCTGTGGCAAACGCGGTTGCGGTGCCGGCTGCGGTTGCTGCTGCTGCTTGCTTGACAAATGCTGCTCGTAAAAGACCGATGGCGGTGACAATGCCATAAATGCCTGTTGCTAACTTTGCACCGATAAAGATTGCAGCAAATGCCTTGACTGCCCACAGGTTGTCGGCAATAATTTTGAAGAATCCTGCCAACAACTTGCCAACTGTGACAAGGGTAGTGCCAACATCCTTCAAACCTTCTGCAAGTTGATCTTTGTTCGTGCCGACCCATTCTTGAATTGCAGGTAGGACATTTGATGTGATGTAATTTGCAAATTCTTCAAGAACAGGAATGAGTGCATAGCCAATTTGATCAATGATTTGATTAAATGCCAATTGCAACTTAATCATTCTGAATTCAAATGTTTCAGCGCGTTTTTCAGCTTGTCCTGCAAATGTCTCGCTTAAAGTTGTCAAGATTGCATCAAGGTCTTTTGCTTTAACTGCATTCGCATCAAGTGGAACGCCTAGTCTTGTGAGTGCGCCAATGTTTCCGCCAAGCGCCCTTGCAAGTGCTACGGAAACGGCACCCAAATCTTTTGATGCACCGGCTGAAATGTCAAGTGCCAAAGCCTGTAACGATTGAGCCTGTGCAACATCTCTTGTTGCTGTTGTCAAAATTTGAAGTGAAGGAATCAGTTCATTGTTATCAACACCGACAAGAAGTTCAAGTTGATCTAAATATGCAGTCGTTGATGCAATTGCTGCATCGGTTGCTCCTGTTGTGTTGCGAAGAGCTGTTGCCAATGCTGCTTGTTGCTTCTGATCTTCCATTGCGCCTTTGACGGCATCTACACCGACTTTGACTGCAAATGCGCCAACGGCAACTGTGGCAACCGCAAAGGCTTGACCAATCTTTTTTCCTGCATTGAGAAAATCTTTTTCAAGTTTCTTGAGGTCTTTGACCGCTTGCTTTGAACCTTTGTCATTATAGACGGTGACTATGCGCTCAACAATTGACACGATTTACACCTCTCTCTGACTGATAATGGCATCAAGTCGTGCCTGTGCTTTTGCAGAGGCTTTATCAACTGCCTCTCGGATTGCATTTAATGCTTTGTATCTATTGTTATCAACTGCGCGAATGACAGCGCGACCTTTATCTTTGCCATCGCCACGAGCAGTTGGCAAAGCGCCGTGTTCTCTTTGAATCACACCAATAAAGTGTTGCGAAGCCTGTGGATTGCGTGAACGGCTTGTCTTGCTTCGTGAGCGTGATGCCGCACTTCCACGACCTGCCGTTTCGAAGATTGCACCACCTGGATCACGCTGAATGACTCCGTAAGTGTTGCGAAAACCTGTGCTGTTCTTTTTAGAAGTTGCGGCGGTTTGCTTTATTCCTGCCTTAGCTCGTTCGGCATCGTAGGCAATGAAACCGCGAGTTTGATCCGGCGATAACGGGCCGACTCCATTGAATCTTTTGAATCCGCCTTTTTGCCACCCTGAAGGATGGATTTGATCATTGCTTGGAAGGTAGCCTTTTGCCTCAAGAACAATCGGTGCAAGAACACCACGAATTTCTTTGTTCAATTCTCTTTTGAGGTCAGGCGCGAAGCGTTCAAGGGCAATGATGTTTTCGGTTAGACCTTGCATCACTATCTTGTAATTGATTTCCGCCATTACTTGCTTCGCGCCTTCGCTCGTTCTTTCATGTATATGACTATTGCTTCAAGTATCCCATCGGGAGCATCAAGCAAATCGGTTGGAGATAAACCTGTCTCCACAGAGATTGCTGCTATTGAATAAGTCAGGCTATCTCTGTGGATTCGGAATTTGGGTCAACGACCAATGAAACTTCCTTGAGAGTATCAAGGAAATCTCCACCGAATGGCTTCACTACATTTCCGTTATGCTTCAAAGCTAACCAAGCCAAAAAGTAGATGTGTTCTAGTTTCTGCTCATCCCCAATTAACTTGGCAAGTCCTTTGTTATATTTTTGTTCAAAGTCAACAATGATGCGTGGTCGAAGTGAATACACCTTTTCCAAGTCATCAGTTGTGACGATCTTGATACATAATCCATCCATTTATTTCCCCCTTGTTTGATTAAGTTGTTGTCTTTGTAATTCCGCCGCTGATAGGCCAGGACACGCTTGCGCTGGCAAGCTCACCAACAGCACCATTCAACGGAGTCCATTCTGACACAACCGCAGAAAAACTGTATTGAGGATTGACAACAGTTGTTGTTCCATTAACAGGCTTGACTGCAATTGTAACTGCTGTTCCAAGCGTTGGATAAATTGTTTGCTCCACGCTTGAAGTTGCATAATCTTGATGAAATTCAAGAGTTACTGAATTGTCTGCAAGACCTGCAACACGAGTCTTTGAAGTTTGTCCGAATGCTGTTGTCTCAACGATGTCAAAAGTTGAACTTAATGAGACTGAACTGATGTGATCGCTCAAGTCGGTTGATCCGAAAAGAACATAGCAATTTGTAAGAACTAGTCTAGGCATTAGACAACCGCCTTAGTGATTGCACCTGTTACGGGCCAGGACACCGATGCGCTGGCAAGTTCGCCCACGGCACCGTTGAGTGGAGTCCATTCTGAGATGACGGCCTGGCAGGTGTATGAAGGATTGAATGCGCTTGTTGATGCACCATTTGGCTTCACAATTACTGCTGCAACTGTTCCAAGTAATGGATAAATTGTTTGTTCAACTTCGCCTGTTGCGTAATCCTGATGAAATTCAAGAGTGATTGAATTGTCTGCAAGACCTGCCACGCGAGTCTTTGTTGCTGATGATGAAAATGCTGAAGTTTCTACGACATCAAATGTTGATGAGAGCGAGACTGAGCTGACTAGGTCGCTCAAATCTACTCCACCAACAGAGATGAAGGCGTTTGTAAGAACGATGCGTGCCATTAGTTGGTCACTCCTTCTGTTGCTGGTTTGATGGATGGTTGTGCTGTGTTGCTTGCCTTGATGTGGTTTGCAGAAATGAGTGCGTGTGCGCTTACTCCTGCATCAACAAGTTCTTTGTCGGTGAGTGATTCACCCTTCTTCTTGCCACAGACCTCTCGATCTGAGATGACGATGTATGCCATTTGTTCTCCTTATCCCCAAATCGTGATTCTGTAACGGTAGGAAAGAAATTGAATACCTTGTGATTCATAAGTACCTGCTTCGGCACCTGTAACTCGCAAAGTATTTACTGTTCCCCCAAGAGTGCGATCACCTTCAATTGCTGCTTTAATAGAACTTGCACCTGATCCTGCAAGGTACGCATCAAGTTTGTCCTGTCCAGCACGCTCTGAAAAGCGTTGCACAATCACAAGAACATCAACCTGCGCTTGGTCAAGACCGCGAGCATTGTCAATGTCAAATGTGAAATCTAATTGTCCAACTACCGCACAAGGCGGAACTACTGTGTCAGGGATTAAATCATAGGCTCGTAAGCCTGTAATTGTTTGCAGTCTTGTTTTCAAACCATCTCGAACTTGACTTGGGTTCATTATTTAGCCAACCCATTGTTCTTGCGGAAAGGTCGAAGTAAGGCTTCAACATCAGGATCAAGGCGTGAAGTCAATCTCACAGTTCCAAGTTCAGGTGTTCCTGCAATTCCAAATGGTGATTGACGGCGCACAAATATGCGTGAAGATTGAATCAAGCAAGCTGATTGCACCTCATAAGGCACCGCACTCCAACCCCACACACCGGTGATTTTGCAAGCCTGTGGCAAATAGTAAGGCCATACATAACGCCCGATTGCAAGGATTCTTGTGAACGGCCACCCTCTTCGTGGATTGTTGATGGGTTCAACCATGTAATCACTTGTTGCCCACACGGTATCCCAAGTCTGATTGAAGTTGTCATCAGTTGCAATCTGTGTGATTGTGGTGATGTCATCAACATTCATTGTCCAGGGATCAAGGGCGGTATAGTAACGAGCAACAGGTGCTTGCGTTGTGCCGTCTTTGTAAAAGAATCGCCCTGTATAGTCATCAATCATTCGACTTACTGCATTGATGGCTGCTTCAAGAGCTGCATCATCTGTTGAATCGCTGATTGTCAATGCT